TAGAACAATCAGGCCTTATCAGTATCTTAGTCGGTGCTGGAGCAGCTTGGTTTGGTCTGTATGTTAATTCAGCAGCAAAAGAACACGGCGATCAAAACCCTAACTAAGAGAAATTAAATGGACTACGCTGAAAAAGTCTTAAATGAGATTAAAGCTCAAACTGCAGAGGATCACGCTGCAGCTACTGCATATTATAAGCTTTCAGATGAGGGGCAAAAAGAAGCTAAAGCATTACTTCTTAAAGACTTTATAGCCAGAGGTGCAGATGCTAGGACGGCCGAAGATATGGCTAGTGCTCAAGTATCACAATTGGAAGAAACTGGTAAGAAACTAGAGTATCAGACAATAGCTAGTGACATTGCAGCTACAAAAAGAGCTGAAATGGTAGAGAAGTTCGGTGAGCTCGGCACTACTATAAGACAAAGTTTATCTGGTTTAGGAAATGCTATTAAAGAAGACTTTGGACAACTTGGTGATATGTTCGGAGCTCTAGATTCATTACCAGGTTTTAAAACTATTAAAGCTTTATTAGGTATAGCTGTTGTTACTTTAAGTAAGTTGTTGTTACAAGCTATAAAGCAAATGGACCTAATGCCTAGCTTTATCAAAGATAGAATCTCTATAGGCGAAGACGGTGGTGTAAATATCAAAGATACATTGGCCAATTTCAAGCCTGATTGGGCCATTGAAGATCCTAAAGATAAACAAGCTAAAGCTGACAGAATAGAAAAAGAAAAATCAGATAGAGAAGCCAAGGGTGAGGGTCCAAAAGAAGATGGCTTCTTAAAGAGAATGAATGAAAGAGCTACCGAAATGAAAGATAATCTTGTTGATAGTTTTGATAACGCTAAAGGTAAAACTTCTGACTTCGCTAAAAACATGAAAGGTAAGTTTTCTGATGGAGTTGCAAACATGGGAGAGAAGTTTCAAGGTGTTGGTGAATCCATGGGTAAAGCAGGTGGTAAACTTAAAGGCGTGGGTGGTAAATTAGTAGGTGCTCTTGGTAAAGTTGGTAGAGTATTCATGATGTTAGGGACTGCTCTATGGGGTGCAATAACAACAATGATGACAGCAGCCTGGTCATTTATAGCTGGATTAGCAGCCTCTGCTGTATCTATGTTAATAGCGGCAGCACCATTATTACTTAAAGCATTACTAATTGGACTCGCTATAGGTGTTTTATTATTCGCTGTATATTGGTTATATCAAAAGTTTATGGAAAACAAAGATATGATTATGGCCAGATGGGAAATGATTAAAGAAGGTTTCATGACAACTATGGACGGATTAATTCTCTGGAAAGATAAAGCTACTGCATTTATAAGTAATATATTCAAGAGTATATGGTTAAGTATAAAATCACTATTCGCTTCTATAATGACAGGTATTGAGAATGGAATCAACGCTGTTATCAGAGGTATAAACGCATTAATTCCTGGAACTAAATGGGACTTGGATCCTGTAGATATAGGTGCAGGTGAAATGAGGCGTAAGGTTGATGAAGAAGCCGCGGCCTTTGAAGTTGAGAAAGCTGCTCAAGCAGAAGAATTCGCTACAAGAGAAAAAGACATAGCTGATAGAAGAGCTAACAATACAATGGAAAGAGCTCAATCAATAGTTACACAAAACAATAATACTGTTCAAGAAGGAAGTAAACAAACTACTGTCGTTCCAAGTGGAACAACTCCGACTGATACAGATGCTAGTATGATGGCGTTAGCCCAATAGAATTAGTGTAAAAACTGGCCCCTCTGTCCCGCCGTTCATACCGATATCTCCTGCCGCTTAGATATCTTTCCTCATTGAATGTCAAGATTCCCCAATCTTAACCGTCCCACTAACTCCGAACTTGAGTTAGTTACTAGCTCTGACACGAAGAGCTCTTCCCTTATTCGACTTGATTAAGTAAGTAGTATTTATAACAACCTTACTGGTCGTTAGCTAATTTTTCAAAATAACTAATAGTGGTATCACTACTATCTTCTGAATTACTTACTGGTGCTGGTGAATCAGCCCAAGGTGTCTCTGTTGCTGTCGCAGAAGAAGCTGATGTATTATCATCGGCAATAGTTTCTGCTGTCGCTGTAGATACTTCTACACCACCCAACCCTAGAGCTCTATTTAATTGAGCTTTCAGATCATCATAAGATTTGAATTGATCTGGAGCAATTAATTCTGCTAAAGAATGTTGTTTGTTATAGAGTGCTTCTAATACAGAATCATCTTCTGAGATAGGAGCTGGAGTTGCGAACTCTGATTTATCATAGTTCCAATATCCATCTACTTTTCTAACTTTAAGTTTAAAGTCAGCACCTTCCCACATATCAAATGGGTTCACAGGATTCTCATCTTCGAACTGAGGTTGCATTACATCTTTGACTTTCTCAAAGATTTTTTTACCGAAACGATAAAGCATAACTTTACCTTCGTTCTCAGGGTGAGTTGGATCAGACACAACAAGAACATTAGCTACATAGTGTAACCTTCTTTTTTGTTTTCTTGCTTGATCCTTTTGGGCTTCATCGCCACTATTCCAGAGTTGAGTATTATACTCTGATATAGGACAATTTTGACCTAGAGTAGTTAAAGATTTCTCTATCAACCATCCACCGGGTCCTTGAAAACCATGATCCCAATATTGGACCCATGGAAGTTCTTCTCCGTTGGCTGCTGGTAAGAAACGAAGGACTGCGTAACCATTACCAGATTTATCTAGTTCAGGTTTCCAAAATCTATCATCTCCATAAGATTTCTTTTCCGAGGATTCGGCCTCTAGTGCGGTTTGTAGTTTATCGAAGCCACCGCGACTTCTCTTTAATTCATTGAATGACATTTTATCTCCTTGTATTTCAATTTTATTATTATATTATCTTATCCACTTTATTCATTATGTAAAACTATTATATGTTAACGGTTTTTTAATTCCGTCATTATATATAGTATAATCGACATTTTCAAATCTGTCAATCACCTTTTTTATCTGTGCTTCCTGTGTTCCCAATAAGGAGTTAGGATCACTAGTTCCAACCCTTAAGCGAGAAGTTTCTTTCTCTCTTTTATAGGCATTAGTCCCAGCATAGATATTCTGATAAGTATCATCTTGAAAGTTCCATATTGAATCGAAACCAACAAGACATACTTCATCAAAACCCATTATAGAAGCCTGAGCCATAGCTTGACTTCCTGCAAAGAAGTTAACACTAAATCTAGGGTCTTCTTCTGTGCCTTTCATATTCGTTATTTGCCATTCAGGATTTACTCCAATGACATGGACTTCCATGATCTCTGATATATCATCTTGAAGTCCAAATATCCAGACATTCTCATGTCTATCTAAATCTGATTCTTTAATACTGAATGAAGGATCAAATCCTGTAAGAATCATATCTTTATATTCTTTCGGAACAGGATCAAAATCTGGAAAGATACATTTATGATCTGCGGGATAATCATCGGCACAAATCTCTTTGATGATAGTAGAATCACCAGACACCAAATAGTCAGCTGGATAATCTCTAAACAAAGCATTACAACCAAATATAGTTCCATCAAGTGTATCTAAATCTAAACCTTTTCTAGAAGGCCCATTACCTATGATGAACGCGGTCGCCATATCTCTCTCATACTAATTCTTAATTTCTCTCTTTCATATTCTATGAAAGGTTTTAATTTTGTTAATTTCGTTTTGTGTTGTGGCCAGATGAATTGTTCTTGTATTAATTCATCATAATCTTCAAACACACCAAACATCAAATCAAAAGCTATAATTGTTTCTGCTGTTATATTACTACCTAGATATTCTTTCAGTATAACAGGATGCTGACCATTCTCTACATCTAAAACTTTATCTATCGATTCATACTTATCATTTAAGTATCTCATATCTTCTGATATGGTATATGATAATTTCTGTTTCCTTTTCTTAAAATCTTTATAGTTATCTACACATTCATTATCTAATAGATTCTTTACATAGTATTTCTGTTTAGAAAGATTAGCTACTAAAAAATCCTTAAGTTCATCTCTATGTTCTCTAGCTAACTTAGCAAAGTGATATTTATCATTTCTTTTTAGAAATGCTGGTAACTTTACTGGAACTTTACCATTATACTTAAAGAAGTCATACGACTCTGTATTAAAATGATTATTAATAGCTAAGTATAAACAGTAAGCATCAAATCCTTCACGACTTGTCATTAATATAATCTAGGTTTTGCTAATGTGTTATTGTTTAATTGGTTTAACTTTTCTCTACGAATAGCTTCTTTCTTTTTACGCTGTTTCTTTTGAGCAGGTTTTTCATAGTATTGTCTTTCTCTAACTTCTGCTACAATACCTTTTCTTTCACATTTCTTTTTGAACTGTCTTAATAGAACATCAAACGGAGGTGGTCCATCATGTCTTTTTTTCTTGTTGAAATGTTTTCGTTGTTGATAAGATTTTTGTCTTTGTGGTCTCATAATTTATATTGGTAATTTTGCGTTTGATTCTTCTTTAAGAAATCTTAGACTAACAGCTTCTGCTTTAATCTTTTCTTTAAGTGGTGGTGTTATTAATCCTTTTACTGAGTCAGGTTCTAAATGATTTTGTTGACAAAAATATACTATCGCATCTATGTATGATAATTTTTTTGATATTACAAGTTCTTCAACTGAATTAGTAAACTTCTTTTTAGTTAAGATCATATATCTATTATAACAGCATTCGCTCAGTTGTCAAGTTTTGGAGGGTTGTTGTGTCCTATCATTGTATCAGGATTCCAATTCTGTATCGCTTGATGTATAGCTTCTTCTGCTAATACAGAGCAATGTAATTTGATTGGTGGTAAGTCTAAAGCTTTAGCGATATCTTTATCTTTAATTAGTTTAGCTTCTTCAATAGTTTTACCTTTCAACATTTCTACGAACATAGTGCTTGAAGCAATTGCTGAACCACAACCATATGTTTTAAACTTAACATCTTCTATGATATCTCCATTCATCTTCATATCTAACTTCATTACATCACCACAAGAAGGAGCTCCTACCATCCCTGATATAACAGAAGCATCAGAAGGATCAAATCTTCCGACGGAATGTTTTTCTGGATTTTTGAGGACTGATTCAAATCGTTCTACTACTTCTTTACTATATGCCATATTTCTTAATTGATTTCATGAATGTAAGGATATCATTGTTATAAATATATGTTGGAAATCATTTTGATTTTCTTTATAACTATTTATAAACAGAGGATACTCCGATGAATGTTAAACAATCATGGAGTAGACACGGCGAAGAAGTAAAGGCTTCTGTGGCCTCTTTCATTGAAATCGCGTTTGTTACTTTTGGGTGTTTTTCACCAATTTTAATAATCATGTGGACAATGTAAGTATACAGATTCATAATATAACTTAGGCACTACTCCTAAAAACCATATTCAGTTTTATACTGACTACGAAGACTCAACAACTGGTCAATCCAGTTGTTTGGGTTTTCAACAAATAACTGAGCCTGTCCAGTTTCTTCTACTGATACAATAGTTACAATTCTTTCTACAGGAACATTATATCTTTCTTCAAACATTTTAGCGTAAGCTGTTTCCTGCATAAAATAATTTTTAATCTTACTTGGCGACTTAGCTTTTGTTGATGTTTTAAAATCTATTACTGATACTTTACCAGCGAACTCTGCTATACAGTCAACTCTCCCAGCTATACAAAGATCATCACTATACAAAGAACCTTCTAACATATAGATGTCTCCAATCTTCTCTGTTAATTCTTTTGTTTGATTAAACATCATTTGATCAAGAGGTGTAGCTTTAGCTAACTTCTCTGTAATATCTAAGT